TCTTGGGGATTTTTTATTTCTTAAGTTTAATAAATTTTCTTCCTTTAAAGAAGACAATTAAATTGATTGTTGTATTAATAGTGATAGCTATTATTAACCACCACTGCCACCAGTTAGGTATGATATTAGTTTCAATCATACCTTAGAAATCTTTTTCATAGCTTGCTTTTTATAATCGTTAGCTGCTGAAATTCCTTCTGCTTTCTTATCATTATTTGCATACCAATTTCTAATGCGTTCGCATTCCCTTTCAATTACATATTCATCAAGTTGCCTATCAGTCATAGTCTTTGCAAGGTTTGGATCAAGGTTTAATTCAGATAAAGCAGTTTCATTATCAGGTTCTATTCCTAATCTTACTGGTAACATACCTTTACGCGAAGAAGTATTCACTATTTTGTACCTCCTTAATATTTAATTCGCCTATTCTAGGTTGTTGATAGTTGAAATTATCAGGATTCGTTATGATCATTTTCTCAATGACATCAAAGAAATTTGGATAACTATACATCTTAATAAATTTATCTTTTATTAACTGTAAAAGTTTATCAACATCACATGCGTGGACACTATAGGAATCATGGACCGCGCCAAAATTCCCCTCCCATTCACAGATTACATTAGCCATATGTGCAGCATCCATAGAGTGCACAAAGTTAGGAGAGATCCCAGACATAAAAGATCTAATCTTTGGTTTGTCTGTAGGTTCTTTACCAACATGCTGGATTCTTATAGTATCTGTCTCCTCTTTAGATCCATCTTCTTTAAGAATAGTTGGCTTAATCTTTCTTTCACTACAACTAATAATCGCTTTTTCTTTGAATTCATTCTCAGTAAATGCCTCATAAATTACTGGAAATCCTGAGGGTGTAGTCCATCTTATAGATTTTTGCTTTGTATTTTTAGCATACTCAGATGCTATCTCTGCCTCAGCAATCTTCTGTAAGAACTTCATAGTTTGTAATGGACCAGCACAAACTTCGTCAATAGCTTTAACTAATTGCTTAGCAAGCATGACGCAATCATCCTCAGTTATATTATACTTTTCCAAGTATCCTTCCACATGACAATCAAGATACATATTCTCTGCAATCTTTAAAGCACCTGCACTATAAGCTCTAGTCATAGAACCACGTTTAGTAATTCCTTTTCTTATATGCTTCATTGGCATTGATCTTTTTTCAAACCAATCAGGTACTTTCTTAATAAGATTCTTTGCGCATTGTACATAGAAATCTTTTTGAATATCTTGTGGAACAACTCCTACTAACTCACCAGCTTCTTTATCTTTTGACATAGCACATAGATGTTGCCATCCATTATTACTACCATCAATAGGAATAGGAAGATAAGTTATATATTCGTCATCAGTTTTTGTTGCATCATATATCTCTAAGGCTGCTGCTAATAATGATACAGGTTTTTCTGCATTAGAATCTACGATTTCTTCTTTAGCAATCTTTAATATAAATTCTATATTATTATCAGTCCAAGCTTCACGATCTTCTAACGTCATTTTATCTACAGATATATCTTCTAAACCTTCTTCAATTAAATAAGGTTTATAATCAGTAGACAACCATTCAGGTAGACTATCTTTATGAAACGTTTCGTTATATGAACAAGCAACATGAATCTTTAACCTTCTTAAACCTTCCTCAGTCATGACCTTACCTTCTGCAAAAAGCATTTGTCCTCTGGCTAAATCATTTCCTTGGAAGTTTAAGAATGGTGTCGTATAATATATCCTACCACGGTAATCAGCTTCAACATACTGATAGAAAGTATCTTCTTTTATTAAGTCAGCTCTTGCCATAGTCAAATCAAATTCAATTATTTTTGATTTGTATTTCTTCTTAAAAGATTTATACTGATCTAAAAGTTTATGTCTATTACGATGTAATATACGTCTTACCTTTGGATTAATTTTCCAACCAGTTTGCTGTAAAACATTCATACTCTTTATAAAATTATGATGAAGATGCTTACTAAATTCAGATCTTCTACTATAATCCCAGCCTTTAATAACAGGCTTTAAAGTTTCAGGTTGAATCAGACTATTAATCTCTAGTGGTTTTTCGAATGTAGTTCCTCTAAGTAAATCTCTTCTACCATCAGGTACAATAAGATCCCACTTTTCTGGAACAACTATATAATGAGCACGACTTCTTTTCAAACTACGATCCAACTCTTCTATAGGTATGAATGCTCCATCTTTAGTTTTACCTATATTAATTTGGTGTGTTTGATAGAATGCTTCTAAGAACAAGTCTCCCATCATTGCTCTTAGTCTAAACCAATCCCAAGGTGCGTGGTCTTTATTAGTATATTTAATATCATCTAATATAAAAGATCCAACTGCTATACTTAAATGAGTTAAGTTAGCTTCACCTTGATATGATTTATTTCCACGTGTACTATTTCTAGTAAAGTGTTGTTGGATAGTGTCCATTGCAAATACAAGGTATGCTTTAATACTATCAGAAGAAATTTCTTTTAATAGATTACAAGCGATATGAGCTTTAGACTTTCCAATTTTATTTTCTAGATACTTTAGCTGAGTCTCCATACTCTTTCCTTCTATCTATATGATTTATTTTTACACCATTTCCATGTAATAATAATATACCTTCATCAAATTCATATGGTTCACAGTATACAAATCTTTTTATACCACTTTGTAGTATAAGTTTGGCACAATCCATACAAGGTGAAAGGGTACTATATAATGTAGCACCCTCTGCATGTCCTGCACTCCTTGCTAATTTGCATATTGCATTTGCTTCGGCATGTATAACTTCTTTCTTGGTAGAACCACTAGGATTTTTACATTCATTATCCATACCAGCTGGCATACCATTAAATCCAAATGCAAGTATATTATTATCTTTAACTATTACAGCACCTACTTTCCTCTCAGTATCATGCGACATATTACTTATACGTAAAGCAATATCCATATATAAACAGTCATATCTATATTGCTTTTCGTTTTGAGATGTAGCCATTAAACCTCCGTGAAGTCTGTACCTACAGCTGTTAATCTTGTAGTCTTATTATTATAAACAGCTGCTCCAGCGGATCCCGTAAGCCCAGTAAACCTAGACTTAAGTACTCTAAACTTAATGGTATTACGTTCGGTTTCATTTTCAGATACCAGATTTCTAGCAAATGTAACTATATCAAATGAGATCTGTTTAATAGAACCACTACCTTTGATGTCATCTATTGATGCAAGTTTACCTTCTTCAAAAGATGTTCCTCCGCCAGGAGCTTTTCTTAGGTGAGAGATTAAACATAACCAAATGTTATGTTTCTTTACAATCTTAAGTAAGTCACTCATTACTTTATCAACTGCTTCATTACCGGATAGTCCTTCAGTTCCTTCTGAAACAGCGATTGTTATATGGTCTAGGATTAAATACTTACAACCCATAAGACACATATATTCTATCTTATCTATCAGCGAAGAGTCACCGACAGATCCTTGATGGTCGAGGAGTACAAGTCTTTCATTGCCAAATACTTCCATGTAAGCTGCTCGTTCTTGGTCCTTAGATTCCAGAGTAGATCCGACTTCCCGTTTAAGTACCATGTGAATGAATTTTTCGGCTGTATCACCGACACTTTCTTCAAGAGATATGAGACCAATCTTATCCTCAGTCTTGTGAAGTAATTCCAAGACAATCTCTTTGACAACAGTACTCTTACCAGAACCAGTACCAGATGTGAACAACGTAATCTCGCCATGTCTTATTCCTTTTAGTTTATCGTTTAATCCTTGCAAACAATCAGGATAAGGAATAGACTTTACAGCTTGTCGTTCTTTATACTGTTCCCATATTGCTTCACCAGTTACAATACCAGCGGGAGACCAGGTCTGTGCACTCCAATAGCTTTGAACTAAACTATCAGGACCATGCTTTAAGAGCTGATCACAAGGATCTTTTTCTGTTAGCTTAGCTATCTTTACTTTACCAGCACCGATAATCTTAGCTGCTTTATCTGTTGCTGTTTTACCAGCAGCATCTTGATCAAAGAATAATATAACAGATTCAAATCTTTGAACCCATTCTCTTTGCTCAAGTAATACTTTACAACCTGATGCACTTGGTATAGATACAACAGGATATATCTTATTATATTTTTCTAAGAATGCTTGGGCTACTGCGCATGCATCGAGTTCACCTTCAGTAATAACTAAAGTTTTACCACCAGATATTGCAGCTTGACCAAACAATTCTATATTCGTAAAGTTACCATGAACTATAAAATCTTTAGGTAACTTTCTTTCTTTCCATGCAATTACTTTTCCATCATACTTATTAGTGTATGGATAGAAGTGAGAACCAGGTGAACCATCAGGATTAACCGACATCTTAATTCCAAAGTGATCAACAACTGTTTTGGAAATACCTCTTGAAGTAATTGGAAAACTATTTAGTTCATTAATTTCATCTAACATATTGGTTTGACTTTCTATACTTATGTTATTGTTATTGTTAACTTTATTTGTTGAATAATTACAGGAGAAACAATAAGCACCATCATCATAAATTGTAAAGGCATCTGATGAATCACACTTAGGACACTCCGTTTGTTTGTATCTTGTCATCTAAATATTCTTTCACTTTAACATTCAAATACTCTTCACCTTTAGGTACAATCTTTTTATGTAGTTCAGCATAATAAACTTTATTATCATTGAACTCTTCAAAGATACCTTGGTAAGTATCGAATAAGGGTTTAATTACATTGTCTAGATCAGAAGATTTATTAGAGAACCCTGCTATAATTTCAAATGAAACAGGATTAGAAGAGAATGGCCAAGCCACTCCCTTCATTTCATCTCTTAATTCATTCTGATAATTCAGATACTTTATCTGCTTTATCGCTTTGTTTCTGTACGTCATTTGATTTGCGGACAGAGGTTTTATTTTGAATGTATGATTTAATATCTTCATATTCTTTCCATGATTTTAACATACGTAATAGGTTATAACTCATGAGACATTGAGCATGATCATATCCATGTTCTTTCCATAAGTCTTGTACCTTATCCCATTGATCGGCACTTGAAACTCCTTCAAGAAGTTTAGCACCTTTCTTAGGACCAATACCTTTTAGACCCATGATATTATCAGTGGAATCACCAGTCAAACATTGTAACATTAAGTTATAATGACCAGTCTCATCATCTATAAATTGCCAGGTATCTTTACTATAATTGTAATGATTACCAGGAATTTGTAATAAATCTTTATCAATACCACATATTACGTATTGTTCTTTATTTTCTCTTGCTTCATACGCCCATATAGAAACTAAATCATCAGCTTCCATACCAGTAGCTTCAACAGCACCTCTCTTTAGTGCATGTTTATGTAAGAAATTTAACTTATCTCTTATATCTTTATCTAACTCAGGGCGTTTAGCTTTATAGTCACCACATAATTCTTTACGAAAATTATTTAAACCTTTAATTGCATAGAGCACAGAGAATTTTTCTTCTTCATCAAAAGGATTAGATAATTTTTCTTTAACTGCTAACTCCATAGTTCTACAAAAACTATTAAAGTTTTTACGTAATTCATTTTCATTCTTAGAATTATAAGCAATCTTAAAGAATATAGAATCTGTATCTACAAACATATTAAT